AACATACTATTACTCAATTTTTGCGTATATAGACGCGTCTGCATCTTGGGTTAAATTAGGTGACGCTCTGTCAGTATCTGTAAAAGATTACTCAACAGCTAGTTTGATGTATAAGTATTTGCCAGAGGCATACACATTTCCGACTGACTCTGCTGCATCACAAAATACCGATTTATTTAACTTCTTAAGAATATTTGCTTTTGAGTACGATCTGTTTAAAACAATGGCAGAAAATACTACGTATAGATACAACGTAGATAATTTGGACGCTAGGTTAATTCCGGCATTGCTAAATGAGTTTGGGTTTAACTACGAGAGCTCTATGGGTATTAGACAAGCCCGTAAATTATTAAAATATGCTGCGGATATTTACCTAACTAAAGGTTCTGTCGCCGGAATTAAAAAATTCATAGCTGCATTCTCTGGGTATAACGCAGAGATAGGTACACTTAAAAACTTATTTTTAACTACTGATTGCGCCTCTTTTGAGACTACCTACAGTTATTGGAGTTTAGTATCTAATACAACTAACACTATCTCAATAGCCACTTCAGATGGAAGCATTGTTCCGTATATTGAATCCGGTTCTCCGGCAAATTATCCTAACGTACGTGTTGGTATGCTTAAGCACACTTCCACTACTGGAGGGACATACACAATTAAATACGGATATTCAACCGACACCACCCCGATATTTAACCCTGTTCTTTACGGAATACCGGTAACAGCTGGGACTGCTTATACTTTCTCTATTTATAGCTGGGCTAAAACTACCTTGCGTTCTATAACTCTAGCTATTAACTGGTATGACAAAGACGGAGTACTTTTAAGCACGAGTGCAACAAGCTCTGCTAATAACAACACTTCTGCTTGGACTAGGATTACAAACACTAATAAAACAGCTCCAACAAATGCCGTTTACGCAGCCCCTCAAATTACTATAAATAGCACTGCTACTGGTGAAATTCATTACTTTGATGCTGCTCAATTCCACGCCGGTACCTCTGCAATTACTTATGCCGATGCTAGAAGAATTGACCTTTATCTGCAGCCAAATAGAATTAATAAAATTTTAAATCCATCTTTTGAGACTAACATTTCTAACTGGGTTGCTGGAATAAACACGACAATTTCTAGAAACACGTCCAATGGGTATGCAGGTACTTCATCTCTTGCTTTAACCGCGTCGGCTGCCGGAAATAGTTGGGCTAATATAACTTCAGGAGTTGCTGCTACAGCTGGCTCTACCTATACAGCATCTATTTATGTAAAGTCTGCGGCTACTTCTAGAACAGCCAGAATAAGGCTTGACTGGTATAACGGTGCATCATTAATATCTACAACTGATGGAACTGATATCTCAACTAGTACTGCTGCTTGGACTCGTTTATCCGTAACTGGAACTGCCCCTACTAACGCTACTGCTGTAGTTGTTACCGTTACAGTAAACTCTGTCGCTACTTCTGAAGTTCATTATTTTGATGCTGCGCTACTTGAGCAGACGTCTTACGCAAATTCATATTTTGACGGAACTACCGGTTATAGAAACACTGATGATATTTTATGGGAAAATGGCGGAAATAGCACAAATGCTAGAAGCCTTTACTATAAAAACAAGGTTTCTTCGCTTAGTCGACTTCCGGTAGTAATTCCTGAATATTTGCCTGTGTGGTCAAACTGGGCTTTGTTTACGGGCGTACCTACTTCTTGACGTCTCACAATTTTTGTGTATACTAATACTTCCGTTCATAGGAGGTAAGTATGAGACGAGTAACCATCGCGGTTATAGGTAACGCAAAAACAACCCGGGCTAATGTAGAGGCCCTAATTAGTGATGTAGTAGATTCAGTTGATGAAGCTATTATCGCCACAGTATATGATAAAGTCCCATCCGATGGGATAACTTGGGCAGAACAATGGGCTGCTGATAAAGGTATTCCAATACTTCAATACACGGATAATAGCTATGATGAGTTATTTGCGGAAAATTCTGCTGAAGACCTTAAGTTCTTTATGTTATGGAGTGATGAGGACCCAGAATGCCAATTAGCGGCATCTAAAGCCCAGGAATCTCGTATTTTAGCTTATGATCTTACAGATGGGCTAGTGCTTATTCCACTAAATTCTGAGCCAATTTTAAAGCCAGAGATAACTGCAATGCCTGAAGTAGAGGCAGTAGTTACTAAGCTTGAGGCCCCTACTATTGAATTAACAACTGAGGTTGAGGATATAGAAGAGCTTGACGACGAAGAAGACTATGATAGCGAGTACGACCTAGAAGAAAACCTAGTCGTATTAGTATCTGAGATGGGTAAGATTTTTGCTCGCTCATTTGCTAAAGAGTTTAAACGCATTATCAAGGAATAGTATGTCCGTAAACATCAGTAGGCAGGCACAGGACTGCCTTGCTTTCCTGTACTTAAACCCTACAATTACAATAAATCACCGTACTCTAATGGAATACAAAAGCTTAAGCAGACGTAAAAGCTTATCTGTCCTGCAGGAACTACGAGACGCAAATTGCATCAAAATGACCCGACTAGTTGGTGGCGGAACTAAAACTAAAGTGGTAATGTCAGACGTGACCAAAATGGTATTGTCTGGATACAGCCATATAGCAGTACAGCTAGTAAGCAGTATTTCTAATAGCAGTACAGCTAGTACTACTAATATAGCTACAAATAAATTCCTCGACGAGGTCGAGGGGAAGGAAAAACAAGTGGGTTATGAGTTCTTTGAAAAGACTTCGTCTCCAGATGATGAGATTCTTGTGGAGCGCGCAAAGCACCTGGCGCAAAAGAAAACCGAGTATGCCGAAATTCGTGAGGCTAAGGCACAGCAGCGTAAAGACCTCCACCGTTCCAAGATTTCTCCAACCGACTGGACATGCAAGGATGTTGCCTATGAGTTCGGGGACCGAATGGCTGACATCTGGTCAATTAAGCCCTTCAGTATCACTCAGTCCCGGTTTGTACAGGCACTCTCGGTATTCCGGAAACAGAATGATACGGACGGTGAAGTGGAACTCAAGCTTATAGAGTTATTCTTTAGCACCCTTAAGCACGACAAGTACACAGACGGTAACCACCTTTGGAGAGCATTTCTCTACAAAGCCCCCAGCTTGCTAACTCAGGCTCGTGAGAGTATTATCACGGTAGAGCAGATGGAAACGAACATTATTCGTGACCAAGAACTAACCAGCCGTAAGCTTGCTCTGCTAGACGAGGATGAAAATGTATAAGCCAAACGATTTGCCGGCCCGTAGACGGACTTGGGTGAAAATTGCAAGTATTCCCCCAGCCAAGCTTGGATGGACCCTTGAGGACTGTTCTGACGTCTCTGCGGATGTAATGACGGCCGTCACTAAGTGGGTTTCTGCAGTTAACTCAGATAAAGTTATTAGGGCCGAGGGAAAGCAAACTTGCGGGCTTGGACTAATGCTCTATGGACTCCCAGGTCGCGGTAAGACCACTATGGCTAATACTTTGCTACAAGAGGTTCTGCGCAAAGCTGCTCCAGAAGTTTTAGGTATGACACCGGGCAAAACAGTTTCTCGACCTGCGTACTTCCTAACCTATAACGCTTTGCTTGACCTCAAAGGGGCAATTATGGAAGACCACGACAACGATGACGAGTTGCTTTACAATGGCATCCTTGGTGAGGCCTATGACGATGCTTACAACGTCCGAGTTCTAGTCCTAGATGATGTAGGTAAGGAGCACGCTAGCGCGTCTGGCTGGCAGAAGAATATGCTTCACCACGTTCTTAGAACTAGATTTAATAATGGTCTACCTACAATAGTCACTACCAATATCAAGATGGATGATTGGGAGGCCCACTACGGCTCTGCTACTCAATCGTTTGTTCACGAAGCGTTTATCTACGTCAACATGGACTCTTCATCAGATTTGAGGAAATAATGACTGATAAAAGATTGCTACAAGTTTTTTTGACTAATCAATCGGATAACCCTGGGCCGGGAATATTTGAAGTAAGCAGCGATAAGAATAAGAACTTACTTTGTACCTGCCCTGGCTTTGCATCAAAAAATAGTTGTAAGCATACTGCGTTAATTGAAAGTAGAATCGAAAAGAATAACGGCGTTTACCAGTTTGATTTTTCTAGCAAAGTAACTAAAGAAGAACTGGCTACTGCCATGCTTTCAGAACAGACTTTTAGAGAGCTTGTTTTAAAGCACGGCAAAGTCGAGGTCTACTAATGCAGGGTAATGATATTAGCAATTCTTTGCCACAGCGGATTATAGTAACTGCTGATGTTATTACCGATGTTTACGAAGACGACACAAAAGTACTAGGGTTTATACCAGTTAAAAAAAGACGTAAGGAATATAACCGCATGGTTCTTAGCCATCTGTATATGACTTCGCTTAAACGAGGTATTACAATGGAGCTTATTAGCTTTACGCACTCTGAAGATGAGATGGTAGAGTTAATGCTTCATTTAGACAAAGTCGGAACGAATCCGTTTCGCTACGGCTCGTCTTACAAATCGGTTGAGAAGTTAGTTAAAGAACTACCTTATCGACCAGAGGTTATCGGTGTAATTGATATCCCATCGCGACTACTTCGGTATGGTCGATGGGGGATGGACTTTCCTTCATTATGAGTACAGAAACAAAACTAATCGGTGCGGCCATTCGTGTCCGCGACCTATCTTCCCTATTTGAGCGCGGCGTATCAGACTCTTGGTTTTCTAACGAAGATGACAAGCGTGTCTGGACTTACCTGCGTACGCACTTTGCCAAGTACGGTGAGTGCCCAAGCGAAGAAGTAATTGCGGCTAACTTCCCTACCTATCGTGTGGCGGAACTAACTGACTCAATTGACTTCCTACTTGATGACTTAGTAGATAAGCGACGCAAGCTTTCTATTAGCAATACGCTACGTCAAGCAGTAGAAGCAATCCAAAACGAAAAAGACCACGAGGCAGCATTGCTGCTTATGCAGGGCGGGCTAGTAAAGCTTGAAGAAGAGGGGCTAAATAAGACCTCAGACATTAACTTGATTACCACCACAGAGTCACGCTGGGAAGATTACTTATTCCGCAAGAACAATCCTGGCCTACTAGGAGTTGCTACCGGATTCCCTACCATTGATGCTGTAACCAACGGCTTGCAAAAGGGTCAGCTAATTGTAATTGTTGCTACGCCTAAGACAGGTAAGTCAACGCTTGCTTTGCAGATTGCTAATAATATTCACAAGCAAGAGATGTCGCCTATGTTCCAGTCATTTGAGATGACTAACCGCGAACAGCAGAACCGCTATGACTCGATGCGTGCGCTGGTCTCTCACAACCGCTTGATTTCAGGTACTCTGACCAAAGATGAAGAAAAACGATTCCAAGACTCGCTGAACAGTATGGCAGATGACCCTACTAACTTCTGGCTTGTAGATGCCGCTCATGGTATTACCGTGTCCGCTATTCAGAGCAAGATTCAAACGCTTAATCCAGATGTCGTATTTATTGACGGTGTGTATTTGATGCTAGATGAGCAGACCGGTGAGTCAAACACCCCACAAGCCTTGACTGGAATTACTCGTTCGCTAAAGCGTCTAGCCCAGCGTACAAACAAGCCAATCGTTATCACTACACAGGCGCTTAACTGGAAGACTAAAAAGGGTAAAGTATCTACTGACTCAATCGGTTACTCATCATCATTCCTGCAGGACGCAGATGTTGTGTTTGGTCTTGAGCGTGAGGACGAAAACGTAGACGATACCAGAACCCTAAAGGTCATGGCTGCTCGTAACAGCGGTAACGTAGAGGCATCCCTAATGTGGGATTGGGCAAGCGGATTGTTCCGTGAAATGACTAGTGATGACGTATGAGACTAGAACAGATGGAAACGGTATTACGCCGTTTAGATATTGAACCGGTCAACGCACGCGGCTCAGAAATCCTTGCGCTATGTCCAGGCCACAAAGAAATTACTGGCAAGGAAGACCGTAGCCCGTCATGGTGGATTAACTCTGACACTGGTGCACACATCTGTTTCTCCTGCGGATTCAAAGGTAACTTGTGGTCATTGATTGCAACCGTGCAAAAATTAAAAGATGCCAATGGTTTCTTAGATTACGCCGATGCTAAAGACTGGTTATATCTATCTTTTAATAACATCCAGCTAGGTGCTCCAGAAGAAGAACAAGAACAAGAATCTGTATTCAAAGAAGTTACTAATATCACAGAGTCAAGACTTGCTTTGTTTACGCTACCTCCAGCACACGCGCTATCGGCCCGTGGATTTACATACGAAGCTGCTGAAAAACATCAACTGCTTTGGGATACCGTGCACTCAAACTGGATATCAGTAATTCGTGACCCGCATTCAAATAAATTACTCGGATGGCAGGAAAAAGGGTTTAGTCGCCGTTATTTCCGAAACTACCCAACTGGGGTAGAGAAGTCTACAACGTTATTTGGGTTTAACAGGTATTCTGGCGGACGCATGATTGTTGTAGAGTCCCCACTAGACGTAGTAAGATTAGAGTCTGTAGGAATAACTGGAGCAGTATCTACTTATGGCTCTATGATTTCTAGTGCTCAGATTGAGTTGATTAAAGAGGCAGATGAAATCTTGTTTGCTTTAGATAACGACGAGTCTGGCATTAACGCATCTAAAAAGATGTTGGAGCAAAACTTTGAGGCTTGGTACTTTAACTATGGCCACACAGATATGAAAGACGTAGGCGCAATGAGCCGTATTGAAATCCTTACCGGATTGGATAACGCTAAGCACTCCGTAAACGGTCTAGGAGCACTGACATGGGATTTGTAGGAACACTGCTACCTTATCAGCCAGAAGCCGTTGATAAAATGACTGAGCGTGGCAAGATGCTAGTTGCTTATGACCTAGGGCTTGGTAAAACAGTCTTGACTATCGCTGCAATTGAAGAACTAATGGATGACGGAGAAATTACCGAGCCTGGTCTAATCATCTGTTTGTCTAGCCTTAAATACCAATGGCAGTCTTCCATTACTAAATTTACTAATGGCTCTAATGCCCTTGTAATTGATGGCACTCAGGACCAGCGTAAACGCCAATACCAAAAGGCGCTAAAGTGGAAAACCTACGGTGTTGATTACATCATTATGAATTACGAGCAGGTAGTTAATGACTGGGAGTATGTAAGTAAGCTACCACGCGGTTTTATTGTGTTGGACGAAGCAACTGCTATTAAATCATTTAAATCTAAACGCGCTAAGGCAGTTAAAAAGCTAGCCACATCTAAGTATAGGTTTGCTCTCACCGGTACACCTATTGAAAATGGTAAACCAGAAGAGCTATTTAGCATCATGCAGTTTGTAGACGAAAGCGTCCTTGGCAGATTTGATAAGTTTGATATGACGTTCATTGTACGCAACGCTTGGGGTGGAGTAGAGCGTTATAGAAATCTACCTACTCTGCATGAACGAATGAAAGAAGCCTCTGTTCGTAAAGCACAGAGTGACCCAGATGTGGCCCCATTCTTGCCAGCAACTATCCACAAAGACCCTGTGTATGTAATGATGGATAGAAAGACCGCTAGTCTTTACAAGCGCATTGCGGATGACTTATTGCTAGACCTAGATAATGCACAAACTTTATTCGGCAGCAACTTTAACGTGCTAGCTCATTATGGTTTTGAGAAGTCTTGGGGAGGTCCTGCAGACGAACTTCGAGGTCAACTAATGTCTAAAATAGGCTGCCTTAAAATGCTGACCTGTTCTCCAGAGCTTTTACAGATTAGTGCTGAAAAATTCCGTGCTGATAATGGGCAGGGTTCAGCATATGCAGCTCAATTAGATGACGAAGGTTTACTAGATAAATTACCTAATACAAAGCTAGAAGTATTCATTAAATACGTAAAAGACTTTTTAGACCAAGACGAAAAGAATAAATTAGTTGTATTTTGCTCATATGTTGATATGGTAGATATTATTGCTGACCGCATTGGTAGAGACATAAGCGTTACATACACCGGACAACTAGATGCTAAAACAAAGGAAAAACACAAAAATGCTCTTAATAATGACCCTAATATTCGTGTTTTTATTAGTTCAGATGCTGGTGGCTATGGAGTTGACCTACCATCCGCCAACATGCTTATCAATTATGATTTACCTTGGTCTTCTGGTCTTGCTATTCAGCGTAATGGGCGTATTCGTAGGGCTTCTTCCGCTTGGAAAACTATTGTAATCCAAGACTTTTTAGTTACTAACTCAGTGGAAGTTCGTCAACACGCGGCTCTCCAGCAAAAGAACGCTGTGGCTTCTGCAGTTATTGACGGCACTGGAATTAACGAAAACGGCGGAGTGGACTTGACAATTGGCACACTTCGTGGTTTCCTATTAGATATGTCGGTGTAATATGCCTACATATGAGTATCACTGTGAACACTGTAATAAATCAATTTTATTAATACATGAAATGAATGAACAGCCAAAGCCAGTATGCGAAGATTGCTCAACTCCTTTAAACCGAGTGTTTAAAATAGGAGCAGTTCAGTTTAGAGGCGGGGGCTGGGGAAGAAACTAATGACGTTTGAAGAATGGCTGCAACACGGCCTTACTCAAGGTTGGATTGGACCTAGTGTCTGCCACACTCACGATGGCTTACCTATGAGCGAGGATGAGTACGAAGAGTATGACCGCGGAGACGACCCTTGCGTACATATATTAAGACTTTATGACAGCCCAGAAAACAAGGCTGAAGTAGAGGCAAACCACGCACCTAGTGTGTGGCGAGCAACTAACTCAGGTTACGAAATATAAGGAGAAATAATGGCAAAAGGAAAGCCAGCAGCACCAGCACCAGTTAAAAAAGCTGGAGATGGCCGTAATAACGGCAAAGCACCAAAAAAATATCCGAAGATTTTTGATGCAATCAAGCGCAAACTAGTTCGCAAGAAGTAAAAAAACCCCCTGCTAATTAAGCAGGGGGCTTTTTTACTATTTACGCTAGTGGGGCGTCTTCATGTCCTTCAAGCTCAGACAAGTCACCAAAATCACCAAGCTGAGGTGTATCAGAGGCTGACTGTACCAGTGCTTCTTTAATTTCAGGGTCATTTGCTGACTGCTTCGCAACAGCTGCGCGGAAACCCTTTTCAATTTCTTCGTTTGAAATAGTTGCATCCCAAGCAAGTTGAACACCAAAGTAAATGATGATTGACGAGAATACGGTCATAACACCGTTTAAAGCACCTAGAAGTGGGCCAATACCTGATGCAGCACCGGTAGCCATACCTGGAATTGCAGCAAACATAATTACACCAATAGTGCGTTTAATTAAATTAAAAAGTTGCTTCATTATTTAATCTCCTGTTTACAAGTAGGGCAGACCTTTACATCTGCAGGTTTTGCGGCTGGAGCAGCTTTTTTAACTGCCGGAACAGCTTTTTTAACTGCTGGAGCAGCCTTTTGTTTTGCAATCTGACTTTTAATAAAGTCATGTGCGTTGTAGACCTTACCGCCAAACACACCTTCTGGAATTGTGCTTAGAGTAAAGTGTAGGTGACAGCCAAAGCTTGCAGAGCCAGTGTTTCCGGCCTTACCGACTACATCTCCAGACTTTACAACTGTGCCAACCTTAAGTGGTGATGGCTCGTTCATGTGGCAATAACCAAAGTAGTGATTATCAACTTTAAGTACAACTACGTTACCTAGAACTGCGCTGAACTTGTTTACGGCAATTACACCGTCATTTACGGCAAATAGTGGTTCACCGATAGCAAAGCCATTATAGTCTGTTCCACGATGACCAGGGGCTTTGTGCCATTGGTCTACTGCTCCAAATAGTGATCCAAGCTTTACCTTCTTTACTGGGAAAATCCAGTTACCCATATTGAGGTTCCTTTCGAAGGGTTTGAGGGGACATATCTATTGTCCCGTATTTACAGGCATTTTACAGGGGAAAAGAAAAACCCGGGTACCTGCTATATAGCAAATACCCGGGTTTTAGGTAAATTATTCAGCGTCAGCTGCGTCTTCTACTTCTTCAGCCTCTTCAGCTTCTTCAGCTTCTACAACTTCTTCAGCTTCTTCTACTTCTACAACCTTAAGCTCAGCCTCAAGCTCAGCTTCGGTTACTTCTACAGCGTCTAGGTTTAGTTCATCCGACATAATGGTATCCTTTGTCTAGGGGGGTGGGGGACACTTTTATTATGACTTATTCGTCGCGATTACGCAGCGGAAAAGTAATAATCCAGATAATTAATGAACCAATAATGCACCAGCCTACTACTGTTTTAGCAGAACCTTCAAGAACTACCCAAGCAACAAACATACCTAGCAAAGTCCAAATTTGGCCAATTAAATCATTTAGAAATTTCATTTTTCTCGTCTTCTTCCTGATACCTTTTTTGATGAACTATCTGATGATGAACTACCGCCACCAGATTTAGAAGCCGCATTAGCCGCTGCTGAAGCAGCACTTTGAGCAGCCATAGTTGCAGCCTGTGTTGCAACCTGTGTAACAATAATTGCGGAAATAACTACCTTTTGTGCTTTTGCACGCACAGCAGGTGGTAAATCTGCACCAATGTTACCTAAAGCATTAAACGCATCTGCTAACCCTTGAAACGCTGCCCCCAACAGTGGAATCGCAGCAACTGGGTTATCGTTGTGAAATTCCTGTGGGGGTATTATTTTGGGCTAGGCACAAATGTCGCTCTTGGTAAATAAGCACCATCAGCGTAATATTTTATAATCGCCTTCTTAGGAACACGCTTGCTTGCAGCAGTTGGCTTAGGGATGTTTGCTAAATCAACTTTTGCTTGAGCCAGCTTATTCTCCAATTCATCTACTTTGGCTACTGCTCCCTGAATAGCATTGAATACAGTTGCGTATTCTGCTTTTAGGTCACGCAGATTTGCATCGGCTACTGCTTTATCATCGCTACGATTTTGCCAGTAAGTTTCTGAGTTGTTCATAACTGTTTCATAATCACTAAGAGTTCCACGTTTAGAGGATAAATCTTGACTTAACATAGAGTAAGTCAGTTGTTTACCATCATAGTTAGTTTCAGCGTTTAGATATACAACGTTTGCCTGTTCTTCAGCGGCTACTGCCTGAACATAAAAAGCAGTTTTGTTGTCTAAAATAGCTTTTAGTGCTGGGTCTTTTACCATAGTTACTACCGCAGTTTTGCTGAAAAATGCAGCAGGGGCAACGTTCCAAGAACCACCTAGAGGCTGATAATACAAGGTAGAACAAGCGCCACCAGTCCATTCATAGAACCATGCGTCAATGGCGTAAGATTTTCCACCAGTAAATGAAAACATACCAGTTGAGTTTGCTCCACAGCCTTTTAGCGACCAGTCATTAATTACAACTT